TACGACCCTCAGAACGACACTTGCGACTGCTTTAGTAGATAACACAATATGGCAAACCTTTGCTTTTCCTCCAGCCACAGTTTTAGCCAATTCGGTTATTATCAGTCCGGACGATCCTTATATTCAACCAAATAATAATCAACACAGCACGATTAATCCGACTGCTAATTTTAAAATTATTATTACAGTTCCATTATTTGATAATGAAGGCAATTTAAACGGAATAGAAACTTCCGTCGTCTCTGTGTTTAATAAACTTGCTGCCAGTAATTTAGTTTATAATATAGGCAGTGTTTCAGCACCTAGCGTTCTCAATGCTGCGTCGGGCGACCTTCTAAGCTGCGAGATTTCCGTATCTATCCTGACAAGTTGGAGTTAATATGTCCGATTATGAAAAAGAGTTGGAAGCCTTTCTGATCAAGATTGGACAGATTCCAGCATCACCAGCAAAACCAGCACCTACAAAGAAAGAAGAGGAATAACCTAAATGGCTGTATTTCTAAATAATTTGGTCGGCGTAAAGGTCAATTCCGTCGATCTTTCTTCATATGTTACATCAGTAACACTTAATCGCAATTTTGATGAACTTGAAGTTACTGCGATGGGCGACACAGGCCACAAATATGTTAAGGGTTTAGAAGCTTCATCCGTAACAATTGATTTCTTAAATGACACAGCAGCTTCAAAAGTTTTGGCTACATTGCAAGCTACTTGGGGTACTTCTGTTACTGTAGTTCTACTTCAAGACAAAGGATCTGCTGTTTCAGCTACAAATCCTCTCTACACCATGACTTGCTTGATCAACGGCACAACAGACATCAATGGTGCTGTCGGGGATTTGGGCATGCAATCAGTGACATGGAATGTCAATGGAGCGTTAACTGTAGGAACAACAGGTACATTCTAACAATTAAAGAAAAGGGCTAAAAATGGCAAAGCTAAAGATCACAAGGGCAGATGGCTCTGTATCTGAACACCAGATAACTCCATCGATCGAATTCGCATTCGAGTCTTACGCCAAGAAAGGTTTTCATAAAGCCTTTCGTGACGATGAAAAGCAGAGCGATGTGTATTGGCTGGCTTGGGAATGTATTCGTCGATCCGGCGAAACTGTCAAGCCTTTTGGTGTTGATTTTCTAGACACACTTGTAAAGGTGGAAGTTCTAGATGATGACCCGGAATTATAGGGCGCGACTCATTTACCTATTTAGTCGCAAGGCTAAGTCTGGAAACAGGGATTGCGCCCAATGATTTACTGGAATGCGATTCCAGAATGTTTAAAGCTTTACTGGAAGGTTTAAAAGACCGAAGCAAGGAGATGAAGGATGCCAGTCGCAGTAAAAGGCGCAGTCGCTCTTCGTAAATCTTTGCGTCGATTCACTCCTGATTTAGCTAAACAGTTACCAAAGGAAATGGCCTTAGCCCTGAAGCCCGTTGTGAAGGCGGCTCGGGGTTATGCGCCTTCCGATAATCAAATTTTAAGTAATTGGCGACCAAGGGAAAATTCTCGAGCTAAATTTCCTGTTTATACATCAAAAATCGTAAAAGCCGGTATCGGTTACAAAACAACACCATCAAAACCAAATAGGCGTGGATTTAGATCTTTGGCTCGTTTATTGAATAAAACTGCTGCTGGTGCAATTTATGAAACCGCCGGTCGGAAAACTCCAAATTCGACATTTGTTAAAAATCTGAATTATAAATTTCCATCGGTTCTCAAAGGCGATGGAAATATGCAGGGTCGTCTTTTATTTAGAGCTTATGAAGAAGATCAAGGAAAAGCGCGTGATGGCGTTTTAAGGGCTATTGAAAAAGTCAAGAATAAATTAAATCAGAGAGCGAGTGTACGCGGCTAATGACAAATATCATTATTGATGTCGCGGCAGAATTCACTGGAAAAAAAGCTTTTGACCAAGCCGAAAAATCTACATTCAATTTACAAAAAAGTGCCAAAAAACTTGCCAAAACATTTGGAATAGCATTTGGAACTGCTGCGGTTATAAATTTTGGCAAGGAAGCTGTTAAAGCTTTCGCAGCCGATGAAGCCGCTGCTATTCGATTAAATAGAGCTGTAGAAAATTTAGGGATTGGATTTGCCAATCCATCTATTAATAAATTTATAGCGGATCTAGAAAGATCATCTGCGATCGCTGACGATATCCTTCGTCCAGCATTCCAGGCATTATTGACGACTACTGGTTCATTAACTAAGTCACAAGAATTGCTTAATAATGCAATTCAGATTAGCCGCGCTTCTGGTATCGATCTGGCTACAGTTTCTCAAGATCTTGCCAATGGTTATGTAGGCATTACTAAAGGTCTAAAAAAATACAATACCGGTCTTACTACTGCTGAATTAAATTCTAAATCATTTGCTGATGTTTTAGGCGTAATGCTTGCTAAATCTGCGGGTGCTGCACAAGATTACCTAAGCACTACTCAATACAAGATGGATGCTTTGACTTTAGCAACTGGTAATGCTTCGGAAATCATTGGTGGCGGCCTAGTAAATGCTTTTGCCCGTATCGCAGGTGGCACAGAAGCCAGCGACGCGCAAAAGGCTATTGAAGGCGTTGCAACTGGTATTGCTCATATTACAGAAGCGACTGGTGCAGCAATCGGGGCAATCCCTAATTTGCTTAAAATGCTTGGCAATTTACCTAAGAACATTTTTCAAGGTTTTGCTGGAAAAGCCGCTGGAGTTAATATCACTCCAACTCCGACTGTAACTAAAACTCCAACGCAAATAACATCCGAAAAACAAGCAAAATTATTAGCTAAACTGGAAGCTGATGCCGCTAAGCGAGCCAAAGAACTTTTAGCATTGCAGAAAAAACAAAGTATTGCAACAAAAAAAGCAGCTGATGAAAAAGCCAGATTAGATAAAGCCGCTTCAGTATTTGATTTACAACGAATTCAAATCGCTGCTGCCCTAAAAGGCAAGATCAGCGAAGAAGAAAAGACTCGCTTGCTTTTGATGCAAGCCATTGCCAATGAAGATGCCAACAAAGCTGAGAAACTTCAACAGAAACTTGAAGAAATTCAAAAGAAAAATGAAGAGATTGCTAAAAGTCTTACTGAAATTTCTAAGGTAACAAATCCATTCGAAGACTGGGCAAAAAGTTTATCTGATGCTTCAAATCTTTTGAGATTGATGCCAGCATTAATTAATGCCAATGGTAGTTTAACTCCAAGAGGGTTACATAATATTCCGCCTGAAGAGATTCTTACCAATATTGCCGATCAAATAATCACTGCTGCTGAAGATGTTGTTAGCAGTTCGGATTGGGGTTTTTCTTTGCCCGGATATCTACAAGATACAATGACGAGCACAGCTTCGGATATAGTAAATCAAACTGAGGATTTGACAAATTCTATCGTGGAAACAATAACCACAGCAACTGATTCAATAAATAATTTTGGTTATTCATTGCCAGAATATTTAGCTAGTCAAATACCAAGCATTCCTTTTGCACCAGACAATTCGCCAACTACCAATTTCGTTCCAAGTGCAGTTCCTTCGGATTTTTGGGGCACTGGTGGTTTTGGATTCTCAGTTCCCGGATTTAATCAACCTTCAATTACAGTGAATGTGACCAATGAAGGTTCGGTAATTATGCAGGATGAATTCGTTACCGCAGTAACAGATGCCGTTAATAGAACCACAAGTTATGGTAATAATTTATATCGTCCCGGCGCAATAATAGATCTGGGCTAATCGTGACAATTCCAGTAATCAACGCGATCATTAATTTTTCAACGGGTGCAAGTTTCGCATCCCCTATGATTCTTGATTCTGGAATTTTGGGCATAAATGCTCTGGCCGATTCGACCGCTGTGACAGTCGATGTTTCCGATCGAGTAGATTCAATTAAAACCAATCGAGGTCGTACTGCGACTTCAGATGTATTCCAAACGGGCACAATGAGCTTGCGTATAATTGATCAAAACGGCGACTTTAACCCAATGAACCCAGCATCTCCATATTACACATTGCTAAATCCAATGCGTAAAGTGACTATCACTGCCAGTTATAGTGGCAACACATACCCAATTTTTGCTGGCTACATAACCTCTTACAGCACAACTACTCCCCGAGATGTTGGAGATGTGGTTTATACGACCATTCAAGCCGTCGATGGCTTCAGATTGGCTCAGAATGCCCAAATTGGCTCTGTAACAGGAACATCGGCAGGACAGACTACTGGCACCCGAATTGGCAAAATTCTTGACGCTATTGGCTGGCCAAATTCAATGCGCGATATCGATACTGGCTTGACCACAGTGCAAGCTGATCCGGGCACTGCCAGAACTGGGTTACAAGCTCTCCAAACCATTGAAAGCACTGAATATGGCGCGCTTTATATCGACAAATTAGGTAATTTTACTTTTCAAGATCGCCAAGTAACTTCATCAAGCGTCGCTGGTACTCCGACAATTTTTGCCGATGACGGCAGTGGGATTGTTTATAACAATGCTATTTGGAAGCTTGATGATTCTCTGGTTTTCAATAAAGCCACAATTACTCGAACTGGTGGCACTGCTCAAGTGGCCAGCAATCAAGCTTCAATCGATAAATATTTTCTGCATTCATATCAAGAGCAAAACCTTCTTATGGAAACAGATACGGAAGCTTTAAATAATGCTTTGGCTTATGTTGCATCTCGAGCTGAAACTGCAATCCGATGCGATGCTGTTACGCTGGATCTTTATACCAATAACTATAATTCTGGCATTTTGGCAGCTTTGGATCTTGATTTTTTCGATCCAGTCACTGTAACGACTACTCAACCGGGTTCATCAACCCTAACCAAAACTTTGCAAGTATTCGGGATATCTCACGATATTAAGCCGAATTCTTGGAAAACAACCTTAACCACGCTTGAACCGATCATAGATTCCTTTATAATAGGAAACAGCAGTTATGGCGTTTTAGGCACTAACACACTTTCTTATTAAGGAGATCAAATGGGAACACCATTAGGCTTTAAGACATTCGCCACAGGTGATGTTCTCACAGCTGCAGACACAAATGGATATCTTATGCAAGGGGTCTGGACATTCGCTTCAGCTGCTGCTCGAGATGCAGCTGTAACTAGCCCACAAGAAGGCAATATGTGTTATCTGAAAGACACTGATGCCGTTCAGTATTATTCAGGTTCAGCCTGGACAGCAGTATCTACGACTCCCTCATTCGTTGGTTGCTCTCTTTATAAGTCAACAGATCAATCTCTAGCTAATGTGACAACTACAACAATTACTTGGGATAGTGAGCATTACGACACAAGTTCATTCCATGACAATGTTACAAACAATTCAAGAATTACAATTCCGTCAGGCAAGGCTGGTTATTATCTATTAGAAACAACACTTAACTGGAACTCAAATGCAACTGGTTATCGTGAAGCTCGTTTTTATAAAAACGGATCAACACTTCTTGCCTATTCACCAATGCAAGCTGCGACTAGTGGTGGAGTTGCTAACACTTTGAATTGCGTTAAAAACTTAGCTGTGGGTGATTACATCGAAGTAAAAGGTGAACAAGGTTCCGGCGGTGCTTTATCAATCTCTGGCGTTAACGCTTATTCAGCACAAGTTCAAGTCACTTATTTGGGGGCATAATGTCACTTTATGATCAGATTGTTTCTCTTTATCCAGAGTTAAAAAATCAAACAGAAATCTTTCAAACTGTTATCCGGCTAGCTGATGATTCAGATGGTAAGGGTGACTATATTGTCAAATGGGAATACTCAAAGCCATTAGATAAATCCTTAGAGTCATATAAGCGATGAAACCCCGTTTATCCAAGTGCGCAATCCAGTTAAGAGAACAGATTGACGACACATTCCCAGATCGAGATCGATCTTCTGATGGTTGGATCGGCGACACACGACACGCTGCGCGTAAGTCAGATCATAATCCAGATGCTCTCGGCTGGGTTCGTGCCATCGATGTCGATCGAGATCTATCGGGTAAAACTAAACCTGACCTCATGCCAGATCTTGCGGATCAGATTCGTATCTTTGCAAAGTCTGATCCAGCAAAGCGCATTAGCTACGTTATCTTCGATGGACAAATCGCAAGTCCGTTGCTTGGCTGGAAATGGCGCAAATACACAGGAATCAACAAACACAATCACCACTGCCATATCTCGTTTTCGAAAGAAGCTGACCTTAATGGTGAATTTCTTCAAATTCCTATGATCGGAGGATCAAAGTGAAAGACCTACAAAAAGCACTAAGTTCTTGGGGCAGAGCTTTTTTAGTTGCAGTTATCTCGATGTACGCAGCTGGAGTCACTGATCCAAAAGCTTTGATAGCCGCTGGTTTAGCCTCAATTATTCCTCCGGTATTGCGTTATCTTGATCCGAAAGACGAACTTGGAAGAAAATGACACAAGCAGATTTCTTTCAGCTTTATATTGCCACCATTGCGATCATCGGTGGATTGGCTGGCTATGTGATCACGCACTTATTGAGCGAGATCAAACGACTCAACACGCGAGTGGATGAAATTTATAATATCCTCTTAGAGAGGTAGAATTAGGGCATGGCCACACGCAAAGCTAAATCGTTAGAGGATCAAGGCTATACGCCATTAGAAGCGTATTGCATAGGTTTAAATGAATATTATAAAGCTTTGCGTAAGGCTGGTTTTCCTATCGATATATGTATCTCGATGATACAAGACCCGATTTCTTATCCTGATTGGATCCTGCCCAAACGAATAAATGACAATCCAAGTCAGTTGCCGGGTTATTATCCAGACGATGACGAGGACTAATGAAAAGATCCGTCGTAATACCAGACTTACAAGTTCCTTATCACGACGAAGTCGCAGTTAAAAATGTTGCAAGTTTTATTAAAGTTTTTCGGCCCGATGTTGTCATTACTCTCGGAGATGAGATCGATCTCCCACAGATAAGCCGGTGGACAGAAAATAAGCCGGGCTGGTACGAACAGACCCTAGCAAGTGATCGAGATTTGACAGTCGATGTTTTGTGGGAATTGACCAATAATGTGAAGGAAGCTCACATGATCCGTTCAAATCACACTGATCGTCTTTACAATGTCATTATGAACAAGATTCCAGCATTTCTATCACTGCCAGAGCTGCGCTTTGAGAAGTTTATGAAACTCGATGAATTGGGCATTTCATATCATAAGAAGCCATTTCCCATTGCTAAGGGTTATGTCGTAGTTCATGGAGATGAACAGCCCATTAAACCTACACCGGGTCTTACA